ATGCGCGGTAAAGAGCTGCGGATCGCCAATCTGGTCACGTCCATCACCAATATCGGTTCCGGTGTGGTGCTGAGCGGTGCCAATCTTTGGTCCAACTACGTCAGCTCAGACCCAGTGGCAGATGTGACCACAGGCCATGCGTTTATCCGTCATAATACGGGGATGCGAGCCAACACGGCGCTGATGGATACGGACACCTACCAGACGCTGCGTCGGCACCCGGTGCTGCTTGATATGTACAAGTACACGCAGGGCGGCATGGTGAATGATGCGGAGTTGAAATCCGTGTTCATGGTGGAAAAGATTCTGGTCTCCGATTCCATCCGTAACGCGGCAGTAGAAAACGCCACCGCGTCCCTGGTCAACATTTGGGGTAATAACTTCCTGCTATGCCATGTCAATCCGGCACAAACCGGAATGCGCACGGCGACGTTCGGCCTGAGCTTCCAGTGGCTGAATCCAGAGCTGCCGGCACCGTGGGCAGTGCGTGTTTACAACGATCCGGATCCAGGCAAGCAGCTGGAAATTGTAGACTGCGGGTACTTCGCAGATGAGAAAATTGTGGCTCCGGAATTGTGTTACGCAATAACGTCCACCCTCTAAGAGGAGTGACAGCGATGTTACGCAAAGTGACGAAAGCGGTGGGGCGATTGAAGGTCGGTAACGCTCTTGATTACCCCACCGGAGTGTGGCGAAAAATCGCAGCGGATGCGGGCATGAAGTTGGATGAGTTCACGCAGGGTGTGGAATCCAATGCCGTGCTCCAGTCCGCGCTCAAGGGCCGTGTGAAGATTCACCGCAGATTAGGCGCCACGGCCTAGCAGTAGAACGGGTAAGACCTCTGATTAACACATACACATTAAAGAGGACGCGATCATGAAATTCTCCAAATGGCTTTTGTCTTTCCTCGCAGTTTATGCGGAAGTGGCGTTGGGCTGCCAGATTTACCCACTGGAAATCATTCAACGTGCGGTGATGCGTGGTCCGCTGATGACCAATATCACGTCCAGTCCGAATCAATGGTCAGGGCGCACAACCATCGCCTCCGGTTCCGCGACGCAGACGGTCAGCACGTTCTCCGTCAACAGTGACAGTATCCTTAACCTGGCGCTTCAAGTCGCGTTGCCTGCGGGTTACACTACGCGGGGGCAGGCGAGTGTGGTGTCTGCGGATTACTCCATTACCGCGAGCACTACGGCGGTTTACAGCGGGCAGGCTATCCTCACTTCGTTCCAATCGGAGACAGCGACTTCTTCCGCTGGTGCGGTGATGGGTATGTTGCGGGTCAACTCGATTGTGGGCGGTGTGTCGTTCGCGATCTCGACCAGCAACTCGGCAGCGTTTGGTCATGCGGCAGGTATCGTTAATTGGGCCATTCCGCAAGCCGAGCCACGTGGGATCAAGGTCAATTCAATCTCCCCGGGAAGTTACTTCACTCTGGGTTGGGCGGATGGGCAGGCGAAACCCCGCGACGTCACGGTGCTCTGGGAGATCCGTCGCACCTCTTGATAGGGTAGAGAGACAGAGTTCATGACATGAACACAATCCTACCCCTCACGATTGCCCAAAGCACCGTCATTTCCAGTGGCCATGTGGCGCTCGGGCATGGCGAGTTGCTCGGGATATGGTGCCCGACGGTGACCAGTGGTGACCTGTTTCTCCGTGCGTCCCACAACACGACTAGCGCCAACTTCGTGCGCGTTCAGCAACCGGTTACCTTATCTGGTTCCGGTGATCTGAAATTTGGTACTGGCGTCGGCAGTATGTTCCTCCCCACCGGGTTCCTCGGCAACACAGGGCCATTCATAAAGCTGGAGTCTGGGGTGTCGCAAGCCGCAGATCGCACGTTCCAGCTTTGCATTATGCAGGTGCGCTAAATGCGCGCCGTAGCCCTGTGTGGGGAATGGTGCAGAGGTAGAGCATCATGAACCATTCCCGTATCGCTAACCGCTCCATGCTGCGTATGGCCAATTTACGGCATAACGTGGCAGCGGCTGCCGTGGTATCCAGCCTGGTTCTGCTTCATTTCAATGGAACCGACGCCGCCACCACTATTACCGACAACGGTAGCCGAGGTGCAACGTGGTCAGCGGTAGCAGACGCCCAACTGGACACGGCACAGAAGAAATTCGGTTCCGCTTCCTTGCTGTTGGATGGTACGGGTGATTATGTTTCAACTACTGACATTGGCGCGTTGCCCGCGTCTGGTGGGTGGACGATAGATTGTTGGGTGCGGTTTGCAGCTTTGCCCGCAGCAGGTTTCCTTTTTGATTACGCTAAAGCGGCCAGCGGATTCGGTGCGCAGCTTTACTTGGTAGGTGGTGCGGGCGGAAAACTCACTCTGTCTTTAAGTTCGAACGGCACCGGATTTGATATCGTTTCCGGCGTCGGGACCAAGAATGATTTCGCCACAGGCACAGACTATCACATCGCATTAGTTCGGGACGATGCGGCAGGAGCTTATTATCTGTATGTGGATGGGGTGTTGGATAAGACAGTGTCATCTGCCGCACAAATTTCCAACACCATTAATCGGCTGGATATCGGAGCGCAGGGATTGTTTACCCAAAATTACATGAGCGGATGGGTGGATGAGTTTCACATTGCGAGTGGGTGTTCTTATCCCGGTGGCACCACGTTTACTCCGCCCGCAGCGGAATATACGGTGTAAGAGAAGAACTTTTGTGTTTGTTTCAGACGTAAAAACGTAATATTTTATTAACCCGACGGAGATCTTACATGAAGATGAGTCCCGTATCAGAAGCAAATAAAGACCCCGCGTTTAGCAAGCTAGATATCCTGATGGCTGTTCCTGGGATGGCCTTCAGTGGGAAGACTTTCGATCAATTGAGTATTGGTGGGAGCGAGAGCGCCGCCCACTACATGTCAAAGGCTCTCGCGAAACGTGGGCACAGAGTCACAGTATTTTGTGGTGTCGCTGAACGTGTACACACGGATGACGTTGACTACTTGCCGATCAGCATGTTTCAGCAATATGCGGCGCTGAGTCAGCATGATGTGTGCATCGTGCAGCGTCTTCCCGAATTATTTCCGGTCAATTGCCGCTCCCGCTTCTCTGCTCTCTGGTGCCATGATCTGGCGATGGGTCGGTCGTCTGACAAGATACACGGCACGGCGTGGAATTACGACACGGTGTTTGTGCTCAGCGAGTTCATGCGGAAACAGTACGAGACGGTTTACAACTTGCCTCCGGAACTTGTAACCGTAACCCGCAACGGGGTGGACTTGGAATGCGTGCGGAAGGTGCGGGAAGGATTGTCCGAAACCCACACCCGTAATCCGTTAGCCTTGGTTTACAGTGCCCGTCCGGAGCGGGGGTTAGATGTGCTGCTGTCGCAGATCTTCCCCCGTATCCTTAAGTACGAGCCAATGGCCCAACTGTTCTTGTCTACCTACGACAATCCGGTGCCGGAACTGGCGGAGTTCTATGCCGGGTGTGATCAAATGGCAGCACAGTTGGGCGACCGGGTGGTGAAGCTCGGTGCCTTGACCAAGACACAGCTCTACGAGTTGTATCACAAGAGCGGACTGTACGTGTACCCCACGCCTGCGTATTACGCGCCAGAATTCGACGAGGTTTCATGCATTTCGTTCACGGAAGCACAGGCGTGCGGGTTGCCAGTTGTTTCCTCGGACCGTGGAGCATTACCTGAAACACTTGCGCCCGGCGCAGGGCGATTGATCACCAAGCCTGTGCACACGGATGAGTATTACGACGAGTTCGCACAGGAAGTGGTCACGTTTATGCGTGATCCGAGCCAATGGCGTGCAGCGTCTGCGGCCGGATTGGCTAGAGCGGCAGAGTTGGATTGGTCAGGCGTAGCGGAGCAGTGGGAAACACTGTTCACGGAACGGCTGCGGGCACAGAATTCTAATCTGGCTACGTTGGCGAATCACTTCTGGCGCAGGTCAGATATCTACGCGGCACGGGAGTGCTTGAAGCAGCTTCCAGAAAATGACGTGAAGAGCGCGGCGGTCAAGAACCGGATTGAGAAAGACTGGGCGTTTTTGGATCAGCCCGATGGATTCCGGAAACAGTATGAGAATATTGGTTCCACTCACGACGCAGCCGTAATTAATTGGGCACCACGTGAGCCACGCTACGAGGCGGTGAAGGTGTGGCTGAAGAAGCGCAGATCGGAAGTGACAAGCGTGCTGGATTACGGATGTGCCCATGGCGCGTACGCGACCAATCTGCTCAAAGAGCTGCCTGCTCTCAAGATCACCGGGGTTGATATCGATCAGCACGGGATTGAGATGGCCTACACATTCGCGGAACAGTTGGGTGTGTCAGAACGGTGGCGTGGGGTGGTGGGCGGGACAGATCGGTTGAGTGATCCGAATGTGCCGGAGATGTGTGAGCAGTACGATGCGGTGATTGCTCAGGAAGTGATTGAGCACGTGGAAGACCCCGGCGCGACCTTGGCTGCGTTAGAAGCCCGTGTGAAAGACAACGGTTACGTCTATATTACGGTGCCTTTCGGTCCATGGGAATATTCGGACTACCGGCGCTATCCCTTCCGTGCCCATTTGTGGGAATTTGATCTGCATGATCTGTACGATCTACTGGAAAAGCCTAAAGGTAAGGAAGCGGACGTACACATCTACGCTCTATCTTACGGGCAGTCTCCGGAGGGTGATGATCCTCTTGGGTGGTGGGTGATTGAATACAAAGTGACACCGGAGACGCGGGGCAAGACGGGCAAGATCAATTGGGATCGTAAGTTATCCTTACAGCGGCCACGTCAAACCGTATCCGTCGCCATCATTGCCGGGCCGAACTGCGAGGAGAACTTGCACTGGTGTTTGCGTTCTTTGGTGCACGTGGCAGATGAGGTGGTGATTGCGGATTGCGGGATGAGTGAAGAAGCATTACGGATCATCGACACCTACCGTTGGGGCGAACTGAACACGACTAAGATGTTGAAAGGCCCACAGCACTATTTCCTGGATGTGAAAGTGATCCCCGGAGTAGACCCGAAGGTGCACGGGTTTGAGACACCCCGCAACATGGCGCTGGAACACTGTACACAGGATTGGATATTGTGGATCGATACGGATGAGAAAGTATTGCAACCGGCAATGTTGCACAAGTATCTCCGTCCGAACTCTTATCAGGGCTACTCGATCCGTCAGCATCATTTTGCAGTGGACACTCACTTTGACCCCGACTTGCCGGTGCGCTTGTTCCGAAACAATGGGAAACTGTCCTTCAAAGGAATGATCCACGAACACCCGGAAGAAGGGTTGAATAAAGGGCCGGGCCGGACGATCGTGGTACCGGATGTGCACATCCCGCATGTGGGTTATCTGATTGAGAGTGGGCGGCAGGCACGGTTCACACGCAACTTGCCGATGCTAGAAGCGGATATGAAGAAGTATCCGGATCGGCAATTGCAGAAGCACTTCATCATGCGCGACCACATGCAGCTCAGCACCTATGAGCTGCAAAATAACGGTGGACGTATCACGCCGGAGATACGCGGGCGGGCGACGGAAGTTATCAGACTGTATCGGGAACACTTCTTAGGGAAGAACCACTTCTCGAATGTCGATCCACTTTCCTATTACAGTCAGGCAGTCACCTTACTCGGTGAAGGGTTTGATGCGCTGATCCAGATATCGGCGGATAAGATCGACGCGAAACCGAACGGAGCATTGAAAGCAAGGTTCGCCAACATCGATGATTACATGACCGAGGTGACTCGTAGGGCACGGGCGTCCGCAGAGCGGTTTGAGAGCAGATACTATTAAGGAGAGCGGGTGGTGTTTAAGGGGTTTTCCAGCGTTTTCCGACGGTTTGGGCTACCTACCCCTAGTACTGGGGCGGAAAACGCGGCTACGGGCGTCCTGGCACGTTCTAGAAGGGGTTTTAACACCCTTGAGACCCTGATTTTTCAACTTCTGGGCTGTCCGGCTGTTGTTTACACTTCAGTCACTCGGATCAATAGTGCCTTTCCGCCAATCAGTTCTGTCTCCAATATCAACAGCGCAATCATCTCCCAGTACGCGACGGACGTGGAGGCGGAGATAGATTCGATCATCTCCAAGCGTTACGTGCTCCCGCTTACTGTCACTTGCCCGATCCTGACCGCTATCGCCACGCGGGAAACTATTTACCGTATCGCAGTGCAGCGAGCGTTGGTTCAGTTCCCGCCCGCACAGCAGGGCAAAGCCCCGTTGCAGGTGCAGCACGAGGATGATCAGAAGCTATTGCAAAAAATCGCTGATGGCAAGATGCAATTAGTTGGGACTGACGGGACGGTGGTGGCAGCGGATCTGACGCAGACTGATATTTACAGCACCACAATGGGCTATGTGCCCACGTTCCACGAGGGGGCGTGGGGAGATATGGTTCAGGATCCGAATAAGCTGACAGATATTGATGCAGATCGAGAGTTTTAGATGGCTAAAATAAAACTATTTTTAAGTGGTGTTTACGGAATAGTTCATATGGCTAGCGGCAAGATGTATGTCGGTAGCAGTGTGAATATGTCTAATCGATGTTTGCACCATCTTAAATATCTGAATGCTCACAAACATAGTAATGGACGACTTCAAAATGCATGGAATAAGTACGGCGAGGCCGCCTTTGTATTTGTGGTGATAGAAAGATGCTCACGTGAACACCTCTTGAAATCTGAGCAGTATTGGATTGACAAGTGCGGAAGCTACAATTTAGCTCCTAAAGCGGGCAGTGTTTTAGGAATTAAATGGTCGACTCGTTCTCGTCGTAAACAAGCTTTACGAGCATCAAAATACTTTCGTGATCCGGAAAATAGGCGGAAACAATCGGAACGTCTTAAGATATTTGCGGAACAAAACCCGGATTTTTATGTACAACTCGGCCAAGCCGCAGCAGCGGTTATACGTGGAACAAAGCGATCAAAGAAGACAAAGAAGAAAATGTCTGAAGCTAAGCGTTTAGCTTGGGAGAATCACACTCCAGAAGAACGTGCTGTGGCTGTAGAAATATGTCGAACGAATTTATCGTTACGAAATAGCACTCCGTGGTCAGACGAGAGTAAGGCTAAAGTGTCTGCTACGATGAAGAAAATATACGCACAAAAACCTGCAGATTGGTTTTCTGAACGTTCTCGTAAAGCTAATGCCGCTCAAACTTTAGAAGAGCGGACTGTTCGGGCGAAGAAAGGTTGGGAAACACGTAGAGCACGTGGGACCAAGTGGTCTGCACGTTCTCGTCATGAGCAGGCGCATAGAGTGTCACAATATTTTAGTCATCCGGAAAATCGTATAAAACAATCTGACCGTATGAAGGAATTTGCGAAACAGAACCCAAATATTTATATCAAAGGTTGGGAAACACGTCGGGCGTGTAGAAACGCTGCAGATAGGGAGTTTTGATGAAAACTCTTAGAGCAATGATTGGCGTGATCTTTATTTTACTTTCTGGTTGCTCGACGCTGGAGAGCGCGAAGGCCGTGGCCAGTCAGAAAGAGACGGTAGCGGTTTGTAAGGCTGCGGATGTGGGACTGACCATTGCAGCATTAGATACAGGCACGTTCCATGAGTTGAATCCGGTGATGAATGTGCTGATGGGCGGGGCACATGGCTTTATGCCCTTTATCTTGGTCAGCGCAGCCTATGTAGGCATCGTGTGGTGGCTGGATAATCCGACCGTCAACATGGTGTCGAGTGCTATCACATGCCCGGTGGCAGCAAGAAACGGGTTGTTACTTTTGAAATAACAAAACGAAAAACCAATGACGCGAGGGAATAATGGCCGATGAAAAACAGCGTAGCATCGGGCGGCGAATGGAAGACGTAACCCTCAGGAACGTGTTGGGGGAGATACGCAGCCTCGCCGAGATGGTGTCACGGCTCGGTGAGAAGGCAATTAAAATGGACGAAAAGCTCGACCGTATTATGAGCGCATTCCCCGATGGGGAAGATGGTGTGGATGGCATGGTCGCGCATCGCATCTACCATATCAAGGCCAACAAGGAGGCCGAGAGTTCGGAGCGGCTTAAGGGCGCGTTGATTGAGAAGCTCTCTGCGGCGGGCGTTCTTGGTGTGCTTGCTATCGTCGGAGCCGCACTGCTTTTATACGCACAGATGAAGTTTGGGAGCAAGGGCGGATGACACCTGAAGTAAAAGCGAATTGCATCATCGGTGCGGGGATGTTGGTCGCAGCGGCGATGTTTTATATCGCATACCTGTCGTTCTTCGATTTGCGGCATCCGCCCATTCGGGTGGACTACACGCATCCCGTGACGCTGGCGAAACAGGCTTACTCACGTGCTGAGATTATAGAGCTTCCGGAGGTTAAGGTTGGCGGCTTTTTCTACACCTACCGTGAATACTGCATCGTTCATGGCTACCGGGTGCTGCGAAATGAACGCTGGTTGATCTCGGCGGACAAGGAGAAAGGTAGTTTCGCGTTGCCGTTACTGCCTACACGGACGGATCCGGAGAAACGGTGCGAAAAGAAAGCGTTTCTCAATCAGGTCCCAGAGGGCACGCCACCAGGGGAATATTGGTTCCGCGCCAAATGGATGTATCAGTTGGATGGCAACCCAATCGCCACTCACTACTGGGACTGGCCAGATGTGAGTGTAGTGGTAGAAGAGGGCAAAGCGAATGCCGGACCACCCGGACCTAGAGGCGCTACAGGCGCAAAAGGTTCAAAGGGAGACACTGGTGGATTTAGCTTATTCGGTGGTAAAGGTGAGAAGGGTGAACGTGGGTCACGTGGTCCGGCTGGAAAATAACTGCGAAGGAGTAATAAAGATGGAATTCGGAAAAGTGGCAATGGTTGGCGGATTGTTTCTGGCCGCGTATCTGATAGTTATCGGCGTCAGCATGTTGATCGGGAACACGGCAATACCGTCGTGGTTCACCGGAATCCTTGCCACCGCCGCTGGCGTGTTGATTCTAGTCGGTAGGTGAGAGACTACTGTGCCTTCCGTACAAATCAGCGTCAACACCACGCTCGGTCAGGCGAAGATCGAGCGGCTGTTGAAAGTGGTGGAGCCACGCACGATCCTCAACGTGATCGGTGCGAGGCTGACGTCATACGTTGACGAGAGTTTCCGTACACGCGGGCGCGGGCAATGGGCACCGCTGTCGCCGCTTACGCTGGAGTTTCGTCGGCATGGTGGCGATGTGCCGTTACAGGATACGGGTCGGTACAAGGCGTCATACGTGACGGAGACGGACGGTCAAACTTTTGTAGAAGTCGGCACCAATCTTAAAACCGCTTCCGGGTTGTCGCTGGGTCGGATACATGAGTTCGGCACCGGCCCATTCACCATCCGCGTGAAACGGGCCAAAGTGTTGGCGGCACAGACACGGTCGGGAAATTGGATTATTTTCGGTAAGCAAGTGGATCATCCAGGGATTCCCGCCCGTCCAGTGTTGCCGTCCAAAGTGGTGGCGGAGAAGTTGATTCAGGAAACGATAGACGGGATGTTATCCCGGATCACAACACCAACAGGAGGCCGCTTCGGCGGATAGGTGAGATGTCATGTCAAGTGCAGTGGATTATAGCGGCATCAGAAATACCCTTAAGAGCATCATTGAGGGTGACGCTCTTACCACAGGGACACGGGTCTACATTGAAGAAGACCCGCAGTTTGGGCTCGCAGACCACCAAAAAGTCATCTTCATCTGTCTGGATGGCCGCACTGCACCCCCTGCCGCGCAGCGACTCGCGTCTGGCCTGCGCACGCAATACCACCTGCAATGTGTGCTCGTCACGGTGTTCTTCTCCATGGAAAGTTTCGAGCAGGCGTGCGTCGGGCGGGACTCATTACTCGGCAACATGGAGTTGGTGTTGATGAAAGATCGGACGATAGGCGGGAAGGCTACTAGCAGTTGGTTGGAGGGTGGGCCGATGTTCTCAGTCCGCAACCCCGGCAACAATGTATGGGCAGCGGTAGCGGAAACGAATTTAACGATTGACGTTCAGGCGGTGAACACATGAGCAAATTACATGAACTGATGGTTAAAGGCTACGCACTGAAAACACGGGTAGCTTTGCTTGGCGCACCACTTGGTAACAAGAATGCGGCGGGTCCTCATGATGGTTATCGGAAAACTGGTGTACCCGGGTCTCCATCTAACCGTGATCCTAGAAGGTTAGATGTTATTGATCCGGGGAAAATTGGATCGGTAGAACGTAACTTACTAGGCCAAGGTTTTGTTCATGATGAGGAAAACCAAGATTTTGGTGAACGTTACAGAGTGGCATGGAAGGTGAGGGATCCAGATCTATCAAAGTACAAAAGAACCGTTTCTGAATTGAAGTCTCTTGGGTTTAGAGCGGAGTCCCGATTCAAAGATCCGGGAGGAGCTCACACCAATTTTGAGAAAGTGGGTTTTTCTCATTGGATCCAAGTAGGTTACGCCAGAGGGTTAACTCATGTTACATTTCATCGTAATCCTACACCGATCACATAATATCATGGCAGTTTATTTTTAGAAGGAGGCAGCAAATATGAAACTTTTCAAAAGAGCAGTTGGATGGTTGGCAGGGTACTCGGAATGTGTACTCGCCAACCGGGCGCAAGGCTTTCTGGGCTTTATCGGATTTGCTCAGGAGGCCACGTGGGGTACGCCTGTGGCGGCGACGGATTACACCGAGGCGTTCAGTGAGAACGTGACGCTGACCAAGGAGCGGTTCGATTTGAAGAATCTCTCCGGTTCCTACGCCGAACCGGATGACGCAGTGGGGCTGGACCGTGTGGCCGGGGATATATCGGTTCCCGGTTACCCCACGATCCTTGGTCACATGCTGAAGAGCGTGTTTAACACCGTGAGCGGCAGTACGGTGTTGAGTGGCTTTTTGTACCGGACGGATTTTATCACGACCACCAGTGAGTTCTCCGCCACAGCGGCTTCACAGCCCTACACGCTGGAGATCTTCCGGGACGTGACCAGTTCCAACCAGTACGCAGGCTGTATCGTGAACCGGTTGCAGATGGCGATTGCGCCTAATGCGCCGCTGCGCTTGACGGCGAGCGTGATCGGGAAATCTGCGGCGCTAATCGCTAAGACCACCCCCACGTTCACCGGCTCTCCGTTAGCCCCATTCACCTTCGACACCTGCTCCGTGTCGATTGGCGGCTCGGCATCAGCACGGTTGGAGAACGCAACGGTAACGGTGGACAACTTGCTGACCGGCACACCTGCGCTGAACGCTTCCGCTCAGATCGCCCGCATCCGTAGATCGGCGGCACAGATTGTTACCATCTCCGGGCAATTCGACTTTACCGACGTCGCGGAGTACCAGGATTTTGTGAACCAGACGGAGCGGGCGGTGAAACTGACCATGACCAAAGCAAGCAGCTTCCAGTTCGTGATCGAAATGCCGCGCATGGTCTACACGGCGTTCCCGTTAGGGGTGCCGGGGAAAGATCGGTTGGTGGTGTCGTTTGAGGGCAAGGCGCGGTACTTGACGAGCAGCGCCGTGGCTGTGTCATGTCAACTTACGACAACTAGATCAAATTTTTGATATGTAAAGTTTCTATAACATGGAAAGGTAGTGACATGAAGATCACTGTGAACAGCAAGGACGTCGAAGTTGAAAAAGCACTCCCGTTACAATTAGGTGATTTACGGCGGCTGAAGAGGGAGTTTGATTTTATTCTGGGTGTTGATAATAACAACGTCGAAAAACAATTCGGATTCTATCTGGTGATTTTGCAGAAAGCCAATCCAGACATTACTCCTGAAGATGTAGACGCACTAACCATCGCGCAGATGACGGCGATAAGTACAGCGGTGACGGATGCGAGTAAGGCCGCAGATGTCCCTTTCTCCGCGTCCTCCACAAGTTAGCTCGGGCTTATGGGTGGACGCGGGAGGATATGATGCCATTTTCCCCGGAAGAAATTAATCATCTATTGCGGTTTATAGACGAGGATAACGCTCGTGGCTGATGTGAGTATCCGTGCAACGCTAACCGGCTTTGAGGAGGGTAAGCAGCAGCTGGCTGCTTACCAGGCCGGACTGAAACAATTAGAGTCAGAAATCGCCAAGGTACAAGGTAGTTTTACTCAGGCGGTGTCAAAAAATGATTTTGCGGCCGCACAGCAGTTAGGTAAAGAACTGGCGATACTGAATGATCGGTACAAAGATTTGGGGGTTCACGTTTCGCGTATAACCCCCGACGTGCACGGATTAACCCAACAACAAAAAGAACAAGCAGCCGCAGCAGGTTCTGTGGCGATAGAGTTTGATGGGGTGGGCCGCTCTTTAGCCAATTTAGCATTGAGCTACGCGGCTCCCGTGGTATTGGCCGGTAAGTTTCTATCTATTTGGAAGGAATCTAATGCGATAGGTCGGGAAGCAGAGCTTCAGAATATCAAGTTGGGTGCGATACTTCAAGCGACCGGGATGGTGGCCGGGTTCAACGCCACACAGCTTGATAAGATGGCAAATTCCATGCAAGAGGCTTTTGCCATTGACAGTGAAAAAGTAAAACAAGCTATTACCGTTCTTCTTACGTTTAGGAATATTCAGGGTGAGATGTTTGAGCGGGCGTTGAAACTGGGCGCGGACTATGCTCGGTTGTATGGTGGTGATATAGCGTCTGCCACCCGGTTGTTTGGTAGATCTCTTGATGATCCTGCACGTGGTATGGGTAGATTATCATTTACACTTGGGCGATTACATTCTGATCAAGAAAAATTGCTTAAGGATCTGTCAGATTCTGGTGATCTGTTAGGTGCACAAGGTAAATTGGCGGGGATTTTTGAGGGCAAAATGTCAGGTGTGGCCAAGGCGATTGGCGAGAGTGCTGTGTCCGCTATCGATCGCTTTAGGAACTCCTGGTCCGAGGCGATGAAGGAATTATCCAAAACTTCCGACGACCCAACAGGCGCGGGAGGACAATGGTACTCCGGCTTGAGCAAGGCGTTGGATTTCTTTACCAAAAAACAAAAAGAACTTCGTGAGGAAGAATCTCGCGGGCTGATGAATTCTTACAAAGCGGATTCCGAAAATTTCAATTTCAGTTTGGAGGTTCGCCAGTCTGCTCTGCAAAAATATAATGTTCTGCGAAAATCATTAGGAATAAAAACAGAACAGGAAATCGCGGTCGAGCGAATACGGATATTGACTTCCACGGCGGTGAAGGATGGTGAGTTGGCTAAGGAAGCCGCTAAGAAACGGCTTGAGGCACAATTAAGGAGTATTGACGCCGAAATTGCTTTAGGTACTAAAACTGCGGCAGACAAAGCGCTGCTGTTGCGGCAGGCCGCTGCTCAAGAGCAAATAACCAATGAGGAGAAGCTGAACTTCTTGGCTCAGTCTGCCGCCGCAATCAAGGAGGGACAGAAGTTTACTCAGGCGGAGATTGAAGCCACATCGCAGCTCAATTCCGTTGTTAGCAAAGGTGTTCAGGATCATCTTAGTGCTCAATTGGCCTTAGGCATTCTGGATAAAAAGCGATATGAAGAAGCCAAGACGGCCGAAGAGTTGCGGCAGAATGATATACAGCAGGGACTTAACCTGCAAAAAATATCACTTTCAGAAGTTTGGACTCTGGAGCACAGGAATGCTTTGGTAAAACAGGAACAGCTTAAACTCGAACGTGACATTATTAAGGCGAAGGGAGACTCGGCTGCGGAAATAGCACGTAGAGCGGTTTCAAATGAAGAGACCAAACGACTTCATGAGATTGTTGATTTGGTCGAAAAAACAACCAAGGAAAATGATACACAGGCTTCGTCATTTTTCATGCAACAGTCTGAGAAGTTAAAGGGGCTGACGGATGAAATTGCTTTGATCGGTAAATCCAAAGTGCAGCGTGATACCATAGTTGCATTGCAGAAACTGGATCTGGAATATAACAAAGCGATCAGCGGGCTGGTGAAAGAAAATAACAAGTCTTACCAAGAACAATTTGATTTGATTACCGCTACTTATGAAGAAACCAAAGCTAAATTACCAGAGTTAATTCAGGCCAATAAAGATGCGTCGGATGAGATCACCGAGTTTTGGAAAAAAGCTGCTCAGAATATTCAGAGCGGGATGAGTGATCTGTTTTTTGATGTGATGCAGGGTAAACTGAGTGATCTCGGAAACCGCTTTAAATTAGCATTAGATCGTATGGTGGCAGATGTGTTGGCGGCAAAGGCTGCTACAGCATTATTCGGCGTAGGTTTTGGTAAAGCGAATGAGCCGAT